CCAATGTCGAGGTAGGACGGTTGAGGCTCCAAAATAAGCTTGTGAGCTTCGAGTTGAGCAATAAGCGGGAACCGGAGCACAGAGACACAGATCAGACAGCCATGCTCAGGGCAGAATTTACGCGGCACCGTGTAGTTGATCCCGGAGATAGATTTGCCAGTGTATGTGCCAAGGCTGGCGTCACCAGTGCCATTCACATCGCGGCCACTGATGAATTGTGAATGCCGATAGAGCAGGGTAGGCCGTTCGTCGGCGTCAGCGTTGGCGCTACCGCCCCAGACTGCGCCCATAACGTCGTTATAACGTTGCCCGAAGTATTGGCGGTCAACTTCCGTCTTCATATTACGCCTGGCGCGTGACAGGTCCATAATGTCGAAGACACCACCAGAGACAGCGACTTCACGAGTAGCAGCGGCTATGTCGTCATCAACACCAGTTGACCAGATGGTTTTTAACCTGGCTGTAAGTGACCCGGAGATTTTGCCGTTTGTGGAGCTCTCAGTTGCATCTAACGCCTTTAGCGCCGCGTCGTCGGTGGGGTTCCGAATATAGCGGTTATAAATAGCGTTGTAAGCGTGTACGAGCCAATAAGGGTACACACCGTTAATCCGAGGGGCACCGAGATACTGAAGGCCACTAGCAGTGACAGTAGGGAAAGTGATGCTTTCATCATAACCTTGCGCAATGAAGTCGATCCAATCTTGGCCATAAGCATGGCGGTGAGGGACGTAGAACCACATCATGTCGTATTTTGGGTCAGACGTCATATAACGCTTGAGAGGAGAAAGGCGCAGCGCGCCGTTCCACTGAATTTTTACACTGTCACCGGCAACGACCGGAATAACAGCGTGGGTCTGGAGACGGCCGACCTGGCCGAGCATGTGGGACTGATGTCCCAGGTCATAACGATAGCGATTCATGCCTGGTAACCTCCGACATAGTACTTTTTGACCGCTTTTTTGCCCTTGGGCTTACGGATCGCAGACGTTGACCGCTGGGATCCGCGAGAGCGAGAACGCTTTGACATTTGTTTTTTCATCATAAACTCCTGTGAATTTGGGGGGCAAAGCCCCCCAGGTGATTATTCTTTGGCAGTGGCAGCAGCAACTTTTGCTGATACCTTTTTGTCGAACTGATAGCGGAATTCCTCGCCGCCACCATCATCATTCAGGCGGACGAGATAGCGATGGAGCTCCGCAGCAGTAACAGGATCACTCGTTTGACCAGTGTCATCATCGACAGATTTGGTGCGAGCCGACCAGGCACACGCCTGGTGATAGTTCTCTGGCCGCACGTACACATAAATGTGGGTGGCGATCCACTCCGCGGACATTTCGAAACGAGGCAAGCCCATTTTGTCAATTGTGCCGTATATTGTTGCATCGAGGGACCGCATTGCCTGGAGCCGATCCTCGCCCATCCAAGTTTGTTGGCCGGTCAAGAGATTGACGTCAGAGTTCGCCAGGCCAAGTGCCTGGAGATCAGAATTAGCAGTACCGAGCTTGAGAGCTCGCATAATGCCGAGCGCTACAGAAAGCCGCATTTTATTCCTCATTGGGTTCTCCTTTGTTGAGGATTTCAGCGTTTAACTCACACAGTTTACCAACACCGCGAGCAAAGTTCTGCTTTGTCGCAATATCCAGGTCAGGATTAACAGAAGTCTTGATGACAAGATCAATACAAGACTTCAGTTCTTTGAGAGATTTCAGTTCAGTTACACTAAACATAGTGTTTTCCACTTCCGATTTTTGCGTCTGAATTGATTTCGTACTCATTCCAGACCATTTCAAAGTTTTCAACCGCGTCAGATATACCCATGCTCATCAATTTCCCGGTCGCGATAGACATAGAGTTCTGATGTGCGGATTTGGCCATTATATGGCCCCTTGTCATTAAGCCCAATTTCTTCATTAAGCTTGGCTGACGTTTGAGCTCCGTCAAATGAGTGTTCAATTTCATCGAGGAGTTCTTGCTCTGCCTGGAGGCGTTCCGCCTCCTCAGCATCTCTTTGATCGCTAGCCGCCTTATCAACTGCGGCGGCAGCTTTGTCCCGTTCACTTTTGGCAGCATCTCCGACGTCTGGAGGTTCGACAGGACGTGCCTCAGGGTAGTATTGCGGCTTGCCGCTATCGCTTGTTGGATTATCGTCTTTCCGTAGTTCCGGCTTAGTTTCGTTCTCCATGCGTCTTTCTCCTTTTTTAAGTACGATTTTGTCAGGTAATCGGCCATGTAAATGGCCACAGCACGAGGCGGATTCGCTTTCAGAGGGTAAGTAACACCGCCACGATTTTCGACAGGCCAGACCCAACCCAGACGGGCAAATATGTCATTCCCGTGAAACCTAACAGCAGTAGGAGTAGAGAAGCCATGAGGCCAATACCGCCGAGCAAAAGCAATTTCGCGCTTGTCGGGATAGCTTTGGTTTCTATTAGGGTCCGTAAAGCCTTCCGGAAGGCATTTGCAGAAATGAAGGACATGAATGTGAAGCCTTCCAAGTTTGTCGCCCCGCTCCGTCACAGCAGCATAGCTGTGAACGTCAGAGGGGCGCAGGTTTGACCGTTTAAACGCTTTAACGGAACCGCATACAGCGGAGCCGATTGCGTTAGTCCAGCGCTTAAGGTAGAGCCGCCAGGCTGATTTGTCTCCATAAAAAACCTTGTCATGTTCGCCAGCGTTGACGGTCAGTGTGTTCATTACCGGATACCAGTTTGTATAATTCCGATAGTGAGTTTCGAGCTCGATGCGCAGCGCGATCTCAGACGCACGTGCCAGAGCAGTTTGTTCCCTTACGGTCTCAAGAGCATCAGCCACGACAGGGGAACGATCAACGGCACGAGGTTTCCAGATCGATCCGAAGACGCGCGTAACCATTTCGTCAGAACTGCCAAGCGCGTTGAATTCCCTCCGTATGGAGGGGGGGGGTTTAATAAGGGGGTTAAGAACAAGACGTTCACCCAGTTTTTGTAGCTTCGCCAGATAGAGCACACAGAGAGTTTCGTCATAGGGCAGCTCGTTTGTGATGTGGCGCATTCTGTACCATCGGAGGCGCTCAATCCGAGACAGTATGCTGTCATGGAGTTGAAGGCCTGGAACGATGGAGGCCACATCCGAGCGTGTGCATTCCTCAAACATCTGATTTTCCTTTGTCGTAAATAATATCGAGGGCAGCTAGCCTGGCCAATTGCATCAAATGCTGTTGGGTATCGTCGTCTAAATGAGCTTCGAGCTCATCCATTGCGTTTTGAAATCGGGTCACTTTGTACCGATACAGCGCTTCATATTGCGAGATTTTGAATTTTGGCATTTTGAATTCCTCTAGAACAAATAGTGATCAAATGGGATTTTTGTTTTTTTTGATACGATGTGCCTGATTTTTTTTACAGGCTCTCACGGAGCTTCTGTGGCGATTTAAACAGTGTCAAGAAAAAAAGAGGGGGGGGAACGCCCTTCGGGCTGGGGGCTCGTTGCTTCGCAACATCGCGCCCGTTCCCCCCCCTAAGTAAGCGCGGATGTAGAGGACATGCACGCGCGCAGGGAGCAGTGTAATAGGTTAAATTCGGCACTGCCAGGCTCTAGATCGCTACGCGATAAGAAAGAGGCTCTGGAAGAAAAACTACTGAGCCCACTTGCTATCCTGGTCGGTCCAACTTGGGCCTTTATAGGGCTTCGACTTGCGATGAGTAGAGGATCGACGCTTAGCAACGCCTTTCATTGCGCGATCGCGAATGCCGCCAGGTTTAACAGGTGGCCCTTTATTGGGCCGGACTTTTGTTGGCATCAAGTGTTTTGGCATTGGTTTTACACCTTTGTATTGCGTGACAGTGATAGGCCTGGGCGGCGTTTTCATGTGAGTAGAGCCGATAGCTCTAGCTCTATTGCCGCCAACCGAAGCGGCACTCCCAACGCCAACTTTTTTGAGTGTCTTTGCCTTTTTTGCAGCCTGGTACCATTTCCATAGAGCACCAGCTCCGCCGCCGAATATACCAAGCAATCCGGCAGCTTTGAGCATTGGAATTTTTTCGAGAAGATCCGCCTGGACTTTTTCTGACCTGGCCTGGTGCTTAGTTCGTTGCGCCATATGGAGCAGATTGTTGACCTCAGCGATGAGCTTGTCATTACCGCCTTTTATTCGGTCAATCCCCAGCTGGGGCGTGTCCTCCGAGCCATGCGCGACGCGGGCAGTTCTAACGGCGTTCTCGCCCTGTATCCTGGCCACGTCTTTCCGAGCTTCAAGCTCTTTAGATTGCATACGCTCTTGTGTTTTGGTTTGTTTCTCGACGGCCTGGAGCTGACCACCAGGCGAAGATGCGCCCAATTTGTCCCAAGCATTGTATTTTCCTCCTCCAAGTTCTTTGAAGTAATCATTGGCTTTCTGGCCGGCCATTGTGCCGGCCGACGGTCCAACCATGGAAGCCAGGTCACCGCCTAACGCGGAGCCTAGACCTTTACCGCTCTCAGCATCTAGGCCGGGAACCTTTGGGCCTAACTCTTTGCCCAACCAGCTCCCAGCCATGCCGCCAAGTGCGGATATGATGTTTCCGAGCATTACCTCAGAACGTCATACGTGTTGATCACGTCAGTGCCACGGTGAACCGAGATTGTCAGGTCGAACACCATGTTTGTGACGGACGATTGAGCAGGGCGCGTATAGAGACCGAACATAAGGGTCCGCGTGTTGTCCTGGGCTTCGCCATCAGTTGCACCAATGACCACAGAGCCGTTGATGTCCACTTCCGTGATCTCATTACCGAACACATGCACAGGAGCTCGGCCTGGTAACCAGTACGGATGCGAAACCCGATTTTGATTAGTCAGCAGAGCAGTCGTCAGCGTCACGCCGTCATCCAGGCGACCGGCAAACGGCTTAGCGATCACCGCGGCCGAGGCGACGATGAAGCCAGATATTGAGTAACCGAATTGCATGGGCTGCTCATTTTGAAGAACGCCGACCATCGGAACGCCGAAAGACAGCGTGTCAAACACACCCATGGCGAGGTTATCGTTGCACGCCATTCGAGTAGAAGCATTGAGCGGCGCAGGCGTGGTTGTCGTGACAAAAGGAAATGCTGCAAACGCATTAGCGGTAACAGCAGGCGACGCTATATCGTTGTAAGCCTGGTCTACATCGATCACAGGCCAGGGACCAATTCGTGAGTAATTATACATCGTTCACTCCTGCATACATTGAGGATTTGGGACCAGGGACGACCGTGGATTTATCAACCGCAATAGCGGCATGATGTTGCCAGTGGCCAAACGCAACATCCGAGAAGATGTCTTTATATTCGTTATCCTGGCAATAACGGGCATCCTCTTTGCTTGCGATATTGAAGCGGAAGAAGGGGAACGCGCCCGAAGTTGTGAAGCCTTCATGCACCACAGACGGCTGATAGCGATAATGTTGGCCGTATGGGATTTTGCCAATCGCAGCAGAACCAGACGTGAAGAACTCACTGATATTAGCCTCATAGGGAGGCTCGGCCTGGAGGAGATCAGGATCGCCGCCAATGTCGAGGTAGGACGGTTGAGGCTCCAAAATAAGCTTGTGAGCTTCGAGTTGAGCAATAAGCGGGAACCGGAGCA